CGTTGCCAATCTCCCCTTGTTGTTTCCATATCACCAACACCATCTTTGTCTTTTGGGTAATCAATACCTACCACTTTCGATGGATTGCTCCACAACCCCTTGGTGGCATCACTTCTTGGTACATTATCCTTAATCCAATCCAATATCTGTTGATTAACTTCACCCTGATCGTTCCAACCTTTACCTTCTGGTTTCAGTGTCAGATAAGTGAAGTCCTTAATCACAGTTTTACCACCCGATGTTTTAATTTTATTACCTTCCGAGTCTGTCCAAAATATAGTATTCTCACGATTTGCCAGAATGACATGAACTCCACCACCCAAGTTTGGAACACCTTTACTTTTGATTAGACCATACATGGTATTTGCAGCCCCTTCGTGAGTTTGCAAAAGTATATCATCAGGCACAACCCGTTCACGTTCTGCATTTGCTTTAACCGCAACATGATAGTTGGCCAATACCCATACCAAATGAATATTCCTTGCTTCATATCCAACACTTGTAAGTTTAGGTATAACTTCTGTAATATCTTCGGTTTCTTTGAGTGTGATGTCAAAAAGAATATTAGGCAAATGATTTTTGTTAAGGTCTTGTAATAGTAACTTCAAACTCTTATCCTTAACACCAATATTTTTGACTGCCATATGCAATGCAAAAACATGTTCTGGATTTCTCAAATCCAAATCACCCAACAATCTACCTTTTTTATCTATATATTTTGGATTTATATTCCCTTCCCAATCAGTTGAGTCTTTTTGAATCCTAGAAATAGCCATGAATGCTTTTTTCCATTCATCAACATCTCTGATTTTAAATTTCTCACCTTCCATAAAATTCTTAGTGGCAAACCCCTTACCAGAACCAGCACCACCAGCAAGAAAAACTGCTTGCCCATACTTTTTACCCTGATTAAACAAAATTTGTTTTTCGTCAATCTGTTCTTGATTACCATTCATATGGGCAATCACTAAATCCATTGTTGTTTTGAAATGCTGTGATCTATCCAACAGCACATCTGCTGATGTTTCCACCAACTTTGAAAATTCTTTCGATAGCATATTAATCTCCTATTCTGTCGGTAATGAACTAAAATATGAATCTTTGACAACTTCCATCACCATTAAATGGCTGGCACTGTCTATTTTATGTCGTAACGCTGTAACCAAATATCTTCCATTGTATAATTTATCCATCGGAACTGTACCATCTACATGTGTTTCAACCGATGGTATTTCCAAATCCAATACATCTCCAACTTTTCTGGTAGTATCACCTGATATGGTAATATTTAGTTTGATGTTATTTAATTGTTGCATCTGTGAAATTCTATTCTGTAATGTCTTTTCATAATATACGTTAGAATCATCAAATCGACTGACCAAAGTTTGCTTGCTTAATGGGCTGGAAGTTAATTCATCAGCAGTTTCATGTACCATCATGCTCGAACCCTGCCCACTCATATTTTGAGTATCTGATAATCTCCAGTTGTTTGTTTTCTTATTATCTTCTAAATGTATCATCTTATCGTATTCTTTACTATAATCATAATCCAATATTTCCGATTTTCGTTTTATCATATCATGAATAACCAATCTATTAGCATACATTCCGTTGGGTATATTTGCTACCATATCAAATGAATTAACAATCTCTATTCGATTCACAATTCTATACTGTTCTTCATCTGGATTACCATCACTAACATTTGCTGGTTTTCGTGTGTAAACACCAACACTTTCTTCTTCTGCCAATGATTCTAACGACCTAAAATGAAAACCATCTCTGGTTTCATAAAACATATAATTGGCCCCATCTCTATTTTCTGCCATAGACCTTTTTGCCAACCAATTCATTGCATCAAAAGGTTTCCAATTGGGTATTACTATATCATATACATTCTGCGTTTTTTCAATGTCAAAATCCTTATCCGATTCCAAGTCTGTTCTAAATATCTTTTCGGCAATAGTTGATGTAGTACTTTTTGGAAATGACCGACTGACTGCACCCTTCAAATTCATAAAAAATTCATCAGATAGCAAATGTATAGCATACCTTCTCATACCTATATTCGGGCTATTAACATTTGTAACTTTATAAATCCTAAATTTCTTTGTTTGCACCCTTTCTATATTGGGTGTTCCCATAGTTATATGCACTTCCTCATGCCCAACAATTGGAAAATTGGAAATCAGATTGGCGGTATCACCAAGATTCATATTTCCCGTTAAGGTGTTAGTAAATATATCCTCAAACAAATTAAAGGAATCTACCATATCGGTAATATTAACACTCCGATCTACACTAATCGACTTCAACAATATCTCATTAAGTGTTATTCTACCACCAACAATGGTTTCTGGTCTAATACTACGCATTCATCAGTTCCTCTAAATTTTGTTCAAACTGTTGTATATATCGTCCTTCCAACATCATAATTTCTCGTTTCTTTTCATTCTCATTGTTCTCAAATGTTTCGTTTGTTATTGCAGATGCACCCGAATACGTTCGACCAACAATAATACCATCCTCACTTTCATAGTGATGAACACCAGTACGTTCAGTAGTAACTCCACCAGTAGCAATTTTCCCTACTGCACCACTATCATCACCCTTGACATATGCACCAGCATCAAATGCATTATTATCCAACTTATAAGTCAACTGAATTAAAGTTGCATCAAAATCCACCACTGTACCAGTACCATTTAGCAATGTACCATCAGATTGGTATTCCTTAATTATTTCACCCTTAACGAAAAACCTTTTTGCTGATGGGTCAACCGCACCATATGTAGTATCAGAATGATGTGTAGACTCCAATAATAAACTTCTATCTGGATATTTCAAATCTATAAATTCATTCAATACCTTTTCTTCCATTATCCAATCGTGATATGGATCAGTTACAGTATTCATATGCAACAAAATCCAATGCGAGAGTATGTCACCATAAGCAGAATATGCCAAATGTTCTGGTCGTTCACTAATAGACAAAATGTTTTTATAGTAAGATGGTAATAACTTCTTGAAATCACCACGAATTCCAACTCGTTTTAGAAGATTGGTAACTTCTCTGGTCTTACTATCCTTGCCCATATCATAACTAACTTTCGGAAATGTATCAAAATAGTCTATTGCCATGATTTCTCCTATTACCACATTGGTTGGGTTTCATTCTCAATACTTCTCTTAGTAACATAATCCATTTCTCTGAAAGAAAGAGATATTTCAATATCAACTGGTGCTAAATTGGTATGATATGATGGTGTATTTGATGCAAAATGATTTACCTCTACCTTCTCTAATACACACCTTTTTAGTGTTGGCAACCATTGAGATTCTATAACCCCGTCCTTGTTGTTGGGATCTGCTTGATAGAATCTAATTCTCCACGACGATGGATATTTATACATCACACCATTTAAAGCAAGACCTGGCGAAGAATGATACCTGAGTATTTTAATAATTTTATTGATTTCAATGGTATCACCTTGTTCAAATGCCATCAACTTGTGCTTGAAAGAAAATGTTCTGTAATCCACCCCTTGAAAAAATTGAGATTCAAAGGGTCGAATTGCATGACCATGGCTCCTCTCTAAACCCTGTTTCAATCCCTCCGCACTTACCTTTCCCAGAGTGACTATTTCTGCTACTTTACCCCCGATTCCAGTGACTGCATCTTTAAGACCTTTTTGTACCGTACCCAATACTGCCTCCCCTGCACCCAATTGAGCAGTTTTGGCAAATATATCAGCATCTGCTTGCCATTTTGCTGAAACAGAATCAGTCATATCACTTGGCATATGTAAATTCACTTGAATTGGGTTGCTATCTACTTTAGTTTGGTAGTTTCCACTAATATCAACTTCTGCCATCCCTGCCTGTGGTTTTCCGTGTGGATATGGCATATAATTAACAAACCCCAATGCATCTCCAGTAATATTATTAGGATAACTATAAGCTCCTGACAAATTCGTTACATTATTTACTCTTGGATATTGTGTTCTTTCTGGATTTGATGTATTCCTACCAGCATTCAATACATCACCAAGGTTCTCTTTACCAATGCCCATTGTATCCATCATAAATTGTTCGGTTTTCCCTGAGATTGTCTCTGGGTCAAAAATTGGTTGTCTTGGTGGTATTGTCGATATTGTTGACATATAATTATCCCCCCTTTATTCTATTTATAAGTATCGTGAACTTATAAATACGTTTATGGCATACAGTGGAAAATATCCCGTTATTAACAGAAACAAGTACATAGGAAATCCTAATAAAGTAACATATCGTTCTTTATGGGAAAAGGATTTCATGGTATACTGTGACCAAAATGCAAATGTGCTAAACTGGTGCAGTGAAAACCCCATCATCAAGTACTTTTGCCCCACTGACAAAAAATGGCACAGATATTTTCCAGATTTCTACATGAAAGTTAAACAATCGAATGGGAACATAAAAGAATTCATTATTGAAGTAAAACCAAAACGTCAAACCAGACCACCGAAACAAGGCAAAAGTAGACGTAGATATTTATATGAGCAATTTACATGGACTAAAAACCAAGCAAAATGGGAAGCTGCAACACGATACTGCGAAAAACGAAATTGGGAATTCAAGATAGTAACTGAGAAAGAACTCAAAATAGGATATAAATAGTCATATGGCAACTATATTTGACAACCTAAAAAAGGCTGGGCAAAATGCAATCACATGGTTGAGGCAAAATGCCGCCAAACTCAGTTCAGTTACACCAGCAGAATTAATGCGTGATGCTGATAACAAAACCAATAACCTACAAATGGGAAAAATGTATATGTTTCACTATGACCCCAAACATAAAACCAAATTACCATACTATGATACTTTCCCATTAGTCATACCCATAGAAAAATACTCTAACGGGTTTCTCGGTCTAAACCTACACTATCTTGCACCCAAACTCAGAATGGATCTACTAAAGGGTCTATCAACAATTACTAATAACAAAAGCATGAATGAAAATACTAGAATGATGGTAACATACAATCTGTTAGAATCAACCAAAAGACATCGGTATTTCAAACCAACAGTAAAACGATATTTGGCAACTCACGTTCAAAGTCAATTCCTCAACATCAAAGCAGATGAATGGGAAACAGCAATCTTTTTGCCAGTTGAACGATTTGTCAAGAAAAGTAAAAAGGCAGTATGGAAACTCTCAGAGGAATTACTATCATGAATATTGACCAAACACTCACTGGTTTTAAGAGTTATATTGATAGTCAAGGTGGTCTACCACACGTAAACCGTTATGCAGTTGAAATGACAAAACCTCTATCAATGGCAAGCAATCCCGAATATACTTATGTACTTGATAATCTAAAATTCACTGCCAGAATCGCAAGTTTGCCATCAAAAACAATAAGTACCAATTCAGTCATGGCAGCTGGCCCAGAACAGAAATATCCTTATGCAGATGTCTATAACGATTTATCTGTTACTTTTTTAGTTACCAAAGGAAAAGGGGATTTTGGATTGCCCGAAAGGAAATTCTTTGAAGATTGGATGGGAACTGTAGTAAATGAAAGTAATATGTTAGTTGGATTTTCAACAGGAGCAAATGCTTATGGTGTTGACTTATTTTTATCAGGATTATCAGACGTGCGAGGAAAAACATCAAGGTACATACAATATAAATTCGATAGAACATATCCCATTGCTCTTGGTGAAATAAAATTTGCACATGATAGCCATGATACGATGATATTTACTGTTACATTCTCGTATGATAGATTCGTGAGAACAGAAAAAATAGAAGGTGATGACTCCAATCCAAAATCCGCATTACCACCAGAAAAACCCAAAAAGGCAAATTATGCAGAAGATTTTTATGGGGAGCATCGAGGACTGTATAGGATAGATGGAAAGGCAACCATATATGAAGGAGAATTCAGCAAACCCAAAATTATGGAAGATTTTGATGGGGGGAAAGGTAGACTATCCATGAAAGATGGAAAAGTTACTATAAACAGTGGAGATTTTAAAAAGTTAGAAAAGACAGAAATAAAACCAAAACCACCAAAAATGCCACCATTACCAAAAATGCCACCGATAAATATAAAAATGCCATTGAAAGATAAAAGAGTGGTAGGTTCACTTTCCACAGGTTTTCCAACACCGAAAAAAATCATACAAAAATTAAAGACAAAAGCAACAAACCTCGTTAAAGCAAAATTCGGAATAAGACCAATGCTTGATGAATAAAAGGAGACAATAAATTATGCCTTTACCAGTACTAAGTACACCAACATATGAATTGACTATACCATCATCTGGACAAACCGTTCAGTATAGGCCATTCTTGGTCAAAGAAGAAAAAATCCTACTCATGGCAAACGAGGGTGGAGAAGCATCTGAGATAGTTCGTGCCATGAAACAAATTATCGGTAATTGCATTCAAAATGGATACAATACCGACAATATGCCATTATTTGATGTAGAATACATATTCCTCAAACTAAGATCCAAGTCAGTCAACGAATTTTCTGAAGTTGGGTTTAGATGCCCCGAATGTGATGAGGTAAATAGAGTACAAATCGACCTATCATCAGTGGAAATTTCTACCGATGATGCACACAACAACAAAATAGAACTTACAAATGATATTGGACTAATAATGAAATATCCACAACTGGATTCTATAAATATGAACGATCTGCAAAGCACTGATGTGGATACAATCTTCAATGTAGTTAGTTCCTGTATAGATTCAATATATCAAGGTGAAGAAATTCATGATAGCAACGACTACACCAAAGAGGAAATTTCTGAATTCATAAATAACCTAACACAAGAACAATTTTTGAAGATACAACAGTTTTTTGATACAATGCCCAAATTATCACATACAGTACCATATAAATGTAATGGATGTGAATACGATGAACCTTTGGTGTTGGAGGGATTGCAAAATTTTTTCGCATAGGGTTAGGACATGAAACATTAGAAAGCATGTACCTAACCAATTTCGCAATGATGCAACATCACAATTACAACTTGAACGATTTAGAAAACATGATACCATTTGAAAGGGAACTATACGTCACCCTTCTCTCGGATCACATCAAAGAAGAAAACGAGAAAATAAAATCACAGCAACAACGAAACCGATAGAGGTAATAATCAGATTATTGAAGTACGGGTGGTTAGTCAAACGTAAAGGATGGTGGTACAAATTTCCATTCTTACCCATCCCACCCAAAGCATGGTTACTATGGAGACTTGAAACCGCATGGGGAATTGATTCCATGAATCCCAAATGGGAAGATTTCCCAACTATCCCTGTTATGATACATGATGTCTATAATTTTGGTCATTGGTTGACTCAATTTAAATAAAAAGATATGGATAGCATGGAACAAGAACTCATTAATAGAATACCAGAACTCACTGACCTCATTCTACCATGGCTAGGAATCATGCTGTCAGTAGTTATCTTTATGTGGTTCAAAGATTATGCACTTCAAATATCTAAGGGATTGAAATTCAAACTAGACCCACATTTCCAAGAGGGAGATCAGGTCTGGTTAGAAGATGAACCAGCAGTAATTGTCAAGATTGGATTATCCTCAACTGTATTTGGTATAGTCAATGGTCGTGGATATATTTGGAGATTCGTACCCAATGAATCCATCTTTGAAATGAAACTGGAAAAAATTGTTAGTGATAAAATACACTACGATTCAGAAGCAGAACAAAGTAGGAAACTCAAACGATTGCTGGCCATAGATGAGGAACAGGATTACAAAATTGCCCAAAACAAAAGGCATGATGTGGAACAAGATGTGGAATTGGAACAAAATTTAGTACGAGATTTACAACATGATAAAATATTGGAAGAACACAGCAAAGCAATCGCACAAATATCATCTTTAGTGCAATCACACGGTTCAAAAGAACTGAAAGATGCGGCTGAAGATCTCATGAAAGATCTAACCAATAAGGCATAGTAAAATGGCAGACGATATTCTCAAACAAATACAAGATGCAATGGCAGAAGCAGCTGCAGATACTGAAGAAATCAAAAAACTAAGACGACAGTATCTTAAGGAAGAAGCAAAAGGATACCAAGACCTTAAAAAGGAATCCGCACGTCTACAAAATGAAGAATCAAAACTGAATAAAGAGATTGAAGATGCACTAAAAACTAATCAGAAAACAGAACAAGAGATTGCCAAAAAACAAAAAGATTTGAATGAACTTCGTGGAGCAATGACAGAAGAAGAAATTAGCAATGAAGAACAAGAAATTTCCAATCTAAGAAAACGAGCAAACCAAGAAAAACAAACACACCAAGCAATAGTAAAACAAACCAAAGTTGCTAGTGACCAAAGAAAAGCAGAACTCGATGCATACACTAAAGCATCTCTCGAAATAGAATCTAAAGCATCAGAAGAAGCAAAAAAAATATCAGAAGCACAGAAAAGTGATGCTCAAAAAACAAAAGAACTTGCCGCCAAAAAAGATAAACTCGAAAAAATACAGAAAGCACAACTTGATAAGTGGCAAGGTCTTGCAGTAGGTGTAAACAAATCAATCGTAGGAGCTGTTGAGGGTGTAAAAAACCAGTTTGCATCTACTACAATTGGTAAGATTACTGGATTTATGGGTTTGCATAAGATAGGTAAAGATGATACCCTAGAAAAACAACAAAAGGCAGTTGAAGCAGAACAAGACATTAGAGCAGAAGCAAAATCTAAAGGTAAAATATTATCAGATGAAGATGTACAGAAAAAGGTTGCCGAAAGAACAGCAGAACCAGAAAAAGTATCAAAAATAGTAAACTTTTTATCAGCTGGAAATCTCACGAAAGGATTAGAGCAACAAAAAACTCTAGCAAAAGCAGAAGCAATAGATATAACAAAGGAATCAGACGACACCCCACAACCAGTTAAAATAGTTTCCCAACCCAAACCAGAAAAGGACAAATTCGCAGAAGAAAAGGCAAAAGAAGCTGCACATGCTCAAGAAGAACAGGCAGAAACCCAAGAACGTATTGCTGATGCCCTAGAAGGTCAACAAGACGATCAATCAGTCAAAGTCGAAGGCAAAGATACTGGAATATTTGGAAAAATCCTCAGTGGAAAATTCAACCCACTGAAAGCATTGCAAGGTATGATAAGTGGGTTATTCGGTGTCATCAATGAATTCATTCAAGGTATTGGTAAAATATTAAAATCCGCACTAGAGGTAGTAAAAAATCTAGTTAAAGGTGTTGGTGATATTCTACTCACACTCGTTGATATTGTAGGTAAAGGATTCGTCAAAATAATGGGATTTGCTGGTCAAGGCATAGCTGCTTTGTTCAAAGCACTTGGTTCAATTCCACCACAGGCACTATTAATAGGAGCAGCGGCAATAGGTGTATTAACATTGGCATTTATGGGATTGGGTAAAGGTCTGCAAATGATGACCCCTGCCATTAAAGAATTGGCAGACATCCCACTTAGTAACTTCCTAGCACTTGCTGGTGGTCTAGCAGTCCTTGCGATACCACTGGGTGCATTTGGAGTTGCCGCGGCAATGGCAACGCCAGGAATCTTGGGTCTGGCAGTCGGTGTTGGTGCATTAGGATTGGCAATGAAATTACTTGCCCCTACTATTGAAACCATAGTACCACCTATTACCGACATGCTTGGTGGTTTTGGTGATTTCCTTTCAACACTTCAAGGAATTGTTAGCAGATTTTTCGATACCATTGGCAATTTTATTGCTACCGTTGGAACAGCAATAAGTGATTTCATTAGTAACTTTGCCCAATCAATGGTTTCATTAAATGATGCCGACTTTGGACATCTTGCTTGGGGATTTGGAAGATTAGGTTTTGCACTAGCTGCCTTTGGTACAACAGCATGGACTGCTATACCATCCTTAATTGCACTTGGAAAAGCATCCACTGGTCTTGCCAATTTAATTGATGTACCACCAGATAGGTTTAATGCACTCAGAGAAAGTTTCAAATTATTGGGTCATGCAGTCAAGGGATTTGCCAAAGATGCAAAAGGATTAGGGAAAACAGTACTAGCAATAGGTGCATTAAGTGCAATTCCATTTGCTAACAAGTTACTAAAAACAGGATTAGAAACAACAGAAACCAGAAATGTAGTTGATAACTTTAAAGGTGGAGTTGCAGAAGCAATTCAACCAGTGGACATCGTATCATTCTCTGGAGCAAGAACAGAAAGAGGAGTGGAAATGTTAAGACAGGCAGCTGAAACTGTCGAAATACGTGATGAAACTGCAATGAATGCATCGGGTGCAAATGTAGTTACAACCGCAGTAACAGATGCTAGTTCTGTTACCAACAACGCAATAGTCATGCAAGACTCACCTACCAATTCTAGTTTTAGAGCATCGGCAAGCACATATTAATAGACAGAAAAAAACCCAACATTTCTGTTGGGTTTTCATTAGTTGAAGTAATTTTAATTATTGGTCATTTGCTAAATTCGCAAAGTATGATAAAGTTTCATCACCATCAGCACTAACCGTTTCAGCAGTCACTGGTGCTGGTGCTTCCCTTGTTGCCAAATTGAATTCCGTTGACTTAGTTGCACCATCCTCTACCGATGCTAATCCTAAAACTCTATCCAATTTAGTTTTTAGTTCATCATAAGATTTGAAATTATCACGACTTAGTAATTCTTGCAAACTATACTGACTATTCCAAATTTTTTCCAATTCGGAATCATCACCTAATTGTGATGGATTATCAAATTCAGATTTATCATAGTTGACGAAACCATCAACCATACGAATCTTAATTTTGAAATTTGCTCCACCCCAAAGGTCAAATGGATTGACAGGTGTTTCATCTGCAAATTCTGGATTCATCAAATCGTTAATCTTATCAAAGATTTTCTTACCATACTTAAACAAACGAACCTTCCCGTTATTTTGTGGATTTGCTGGATCTTCAATAACGAGGATGTTACTATAATAGTTTAATCTACGTTTCTGTTTACGTGCCTGTTCCTTCCCTGCTTCCGTACCATTATTCCACAGAGATGAATTGAATTCACTAACAGGGTCTTTATCGTTAAAAGTAGTTAACGAATTTTCAATGTACCAACCACCAGTACCTTGAAAACCATGTGAGAAAATGCGTACCCACGGCGTCGTTTCACCTTCAACTGGTGGTAGGAATCGAATGACCGCATATCCGTTACCAGATTTATCACGTTCACATTTCCAAATACGTTCATCTTCAAATGAGTTACTATTGTTAGTTTGGGTTTTTTCTAATTCGGTTGAAAGACTGTCTAAGAAAGACTGTCGGTTAGTTTTCATGGATGCAAATCCACTCATATTCGTATTCTCCGTATATTTCGTATTTTGCTTATTCACGTATCACAACCAACTCTTGATTGTGTAATAGTAATTATACCATATTTTTTCTCAAATGTCAAGCTTATTTTTCAATATTTCACGAAAAACTTTTACATCGACATCGAGAAATCCAACATATTTATTACACAGATTTTTAGTTTCAGGCCACATGATGTCATCTTCAATCTGACTATCAAACTGCGGAAAAAAATTCAAAATCTGATTCACTATCACGAAAGTTTCCAACGATATATCCCCACGATAATACATGGTCAATATTGTCGGATTCTGTCCATCTTCGACCATGAACAGTTGGTCTAAGTCGGACACATCTAGCAATTTAGATATATCCGACTT